CCCCACTTAAGCACGCATTGACTTGCTAGGAACCATTCAATTATACGTGGAAAGGTATATATTTTTTAGCGGCAACGCATTTTTGCCGCCCTAAGTTCTTAGGAGAACAACATGAGCGGTTCAATTGCAGCGGGTTCGCTTACTGAACTAGGGTATATTGCGGAAGTGAGTTTCGGCTCTACCCCTGTCAGTTCTGCTTTTCAGCGAATCCGGGACGTAAGTTTCTCGGTCAATCTTCAGAAGGAAGCCTATCAGTCGGAGGAGCGTCGCTCTGACCGTATGCGCCAAGATGTGCGCCACGGCTATCGCTCCGTCACCGGCGACATTGTTGGCGAGCTTTCTCAGCAGTCTTGGGATGACTTTATCCAGGCCATCATGGGCGGCACTTGGGCAACCGGCGCTTCAGCCCCGTTCTCCAGCGTCGCTTCCAACTCTGTCACCAACCGTATTACGGTAGGCTCTGCCAACTTCCCGACAGCCGGGATTCGAGTTGGCGATGTTTTCTCTATCGCAGCAAGCCCCGCAGTGGTTGGTCTGACTGATCGCTTCTTCACCGCGCTGAGCGTCGGCGTGTCCACCATCGAGGTTGAGCCCGGCACTATCGGGACCACGGCTACCGCTTCTGCTACTATCTCGGTTGCAGGCCGCAAGGTTGCCATCGGCAACACCTATCGCTCTTTCACCATTGAGCGTTGGTTGTCAGACCGCAACCTATACCAGCAGTTCCGTGGCGTCCGTATGAGCCAGATGACTATTTCCATCCCGGCTTCTGGCATGGTCACGGCGACCTTCAGTGTCGTTGGCCGCGACGGCACCTCGTTCTCCTCCACCACTGTCGCTTCTGGCTACACCGCGACCCCGCAGACCACCCCGTTCGCCGCAGTAAACGGCGAAATCTATGAAGGCGGCGTTGTTCTTGGCCTCGTGACCGCCGCCGAAATTTCTATCAACAACACTTTGGCGGGGCCGCAGGTCATCGGCACCGACCTGACCCCTGATATTCTTTTCGGTCGTTTCGCTGACGTAAGCGGCACGATCACGGTGTTGTTCACCAGCCCGGACATGCACAGCAAGTTTGTGACCGAGACGGAAACTACGTTGATTATCCGTCTACAGAACAAGGATGCGCTTGACAGCACTACGGAGTTTGTCAGCATCGTGTTGCCCCGTATCAAGTACAGCGGCGGTGACGTTGATGACAGCCCTGATACTGGCATCACAGTGACCATGCCTTTCGTGGCGCTGAAGCCTATCGCTGCCAACGTCACGCAGGGCACTTCGTCTATTTCTATTCAACGCGGTAATGCCTAATGGGGTTCTTGTCGATGGCAAAGGGGCAACTCTTTGCCATCGACAGGGCTTAGTGGCGGGATGCGGGGAGTAGGAAATGAGTGGCAGTATTGCGGCTGGATCACTTGTAGAATACGGATACACGTCTGAAGTCGTTTTTGGCTCGACCCCAACTGGCCGCGCTTTCAAAAAAGTTCGCGACGTTGGCTTTTCACTAAACCTACAAAAAGAAATTTACCAATCCGAAGAACGTAAAACAGACCGTATGCGCCAAGACGCGAGGCACGGGTATCGCTCCGTAGCTGGCGAAGTGAACGGTGATATATCTGAGCAGTCATGGGATGATTTCCTAGAGGCAGTTATAGGGGGCACTTGGGCTAATATTACCCCTGTGTCTACTACCCTCAATATCAGCATCGACTCTACTGCCAATAAGATCACTTCGCTAACTTCTTCTTTTGATTTTCTTACTAGCGGAATTACGGTTGGCGACGTATTTTTTGTCGTAACAAACCCCGGTCCCGTCTCTGGCTTTAGCGGTGAATACCTCACAGTATTGAGTGCCACTGCTTCTACGATTGAAGTTGAGCCAAATACGATTACGACAACGGCGGCATCTGTCTCGGTTGCTCGGATTTATGAAGTAGGCCGCAAAGTTTCTATCGGCAACACATACCGCTCTTTCACCTTCGAGCGTTGGTTGACTGACAGGAACCTATATCAGCAGTTTCGCGGCGTCCGTATAAACCAAGTCACTTTTTCTATCCCCGCCTCTGGCCTTGCTTCCTTGACCTTTGGTGTTTTAGGGCAAGACGCAACCATATTTTCTTCTACTACGGTTGCCTCAGTTTACTCAGAAGCGCCGCAGACAACGCCTTTTGCTGCGGTAAATGGCGCGTTGTTTGAAGGAGGACAGGTTCTAGGCCTCGTGACGGCTGCGGAAATCACCCTCAACAACAACATGGCTTCTTCTCAAGTTGTCGGCTCCAACATCGTTCCTGATATCTTGTTTGGCAGATACGCGGACGTGACCGGGACCATCACGGTTCTTTTCTCTGATGCAAGCGCGCTTAATAAGTTCGTAGACCAAGTTGAATCTAGTTTGGTTATCCGCCTACAAAATAAAGACGTGCTTGACCAAGACACGCAATTCATCAACCTCGTTCTGCCGCGTATCAAATACTCCGGGGGCGATATTGACGACGGTGTAGAAGGCGGTGTGACACTGACTTTGCCGTTTATTGCCTTGGCCCCTCTATCAATTAATCCAGCGCAGGGTTCTAGTTCCCTTTTCATTCAAGCAAGCAATGTTGTCCCTCGGACTGAGGTGTTCAACTTTTTGTCTGGCGTGCCTTCTGGCTGGACCTACAGCCGCGCTAGTAACGCCACCTATTTCAGCAGTACAGGTGTTCTGACTGTTGCGAGTGCGGATGTGGCGCGAGTTGATTACGACCCAAGTGGGTTAGCGGTGCGAGGTCTGCTCTGTGAACCAAGCCGCGTAAACGAAATTAGGAACAATACGATGGGCGGTGCTGTTGCGGGCACACCCGGGACAAACCCCGACACCGGCTGGTCGTCTACAGGCGCAGGCGGAAACGTCACTTCACGGGAAATCGTCGCCATTGGGACAGACGATGGTATCAATTATATTGAGTATAGATATATTACTTCGGGAGCCGCGATAATTGATATCAGCCTTATGGGTGGATATACAGCGACGGCGTCTACGGGCGAACAGTGGGTGGCTTCCTCTTTTGCTAAATTACAAGCAGGATCGCTAACTAATGTAACGAGCATGGCGCTTACATTGGGGGACTCAGGCGGTAGCAGCAGCAGTTTATTTACCCCGACAAATGCCGCGCTTAGAACACAACGGTACTCACATTCGCGAATCCTAACTTCCGCCACTATAACTACGTTCATATTTCGCATCACAGCAAACGGCGCAGCCGATTTCACTCTCCGCATCGGCACCCCACAACTTGAATTGGGCTCGTTCGCTACAAGCCCTATTAGAACTTCAGGCGCCACTGTAACCCGCGCCGCTGATCGTTTGACATACGACCTCGCTGCCAACGCGCCTTGGTTTCAATCGTCAAGCGGATATACATACTCTCTTGATTTTATATCGCCTAGCAATTCACAAGGGGGCGCCGTATTCTTTGGAATGGCGGCGGGATCGTTCGATAATACAAGTTATCTCACAGGCTCTGGGTTCGCCTATATCTCAAACACGGTAGGGCAGACCGCTTCTCTCCCTTTTAATACCGCGTTGCAAGCAAATAAAGCGGCTGTTTCTATAAACTACAGGGGCGTTAGATTTGGCCTTAACAACGATACCCGCCTTATATCCATCCCCGGATATTCTTTAGTGACGAACTTTTCCGTGTTGAGTGCGCCGTGGGCTGTCGGAAATTTCGCAGCAGGATGGGCACGTAGCGCCGCCCTTAGCAACTACTATTATTCAGACGCAGAGTTGAAAGCGCTAGTCACATGAGTAAATATATCTACTCTTTCCACCGCTTTGACGATAGAGATACTTTTCTTCAAACATGCCTCGACGCAGGTTTTCAATTCTATGAAGGCGTCCCTTACCCGAATGAAGGCGACGCTATTGACGACATCGGCACTCTGGTTGACCAAGAGAGCGAAGATGGCCCCCCTATTGTTCTGCCAGGATATCATGTTAACATGGCTTGGAAGAACGGGATGAACCCCGCATTTGCGGCTTCGGAAGTCTTCCCGCAAAACCCACGCAGGCTTTGGTTTTAACTTATTCAGTGATGGGGTGAAAAAGCGAGGCGATGAGCGGTAGTATCGCAACAGGCTCGCTTGCCGAATACAGTTATGTCGCGGAAAGCGTCTTTGGCTCTACGCCTGTAGGCCAACCGTTTAAGCGTATCCGCGATGTAAATTTGAGCGTCAACCTACAAAAAGAAATCAGGCAACCAGACGCACGGCTCTCATCTCGTGTGCGGCAAAATCTATTTCATGGTTATAAAAGCGTATCTGGTGACATTTTAGGCGAAATTTCAGAGCAGTCTTGGGACGATCTGCTTGAAGCGGCCATAGGCGGAACATGGGCAACTGCTGCCCCTATTGCGAGTGCGTTTACGGCGAGTGTTGATGCAACGAACAACCGCATCACTTGCGCCACTGCGGGATATAACCTGATATCTAATGGTTTCAGAGAAGGCGAGATTTTCTATCTTACCTCCCCAAACGGACCAGTGGCGGGCATAACAGGCGTCTACCTTACCGCAGTCAGCGTTTCTTCTTCGACAATCGAAGTGGAGCCAGGAACCCTTACCTCTACTTCTTCAAGTGTAGCTGTCAATCACGTATATGAAGTAGGGCGCAAAGCCTCTTTGGACGGAACATACCGCTCCTTTACAATCGAACGTTGGCTTTCAGACCTCAATCTCTACCAGCAGTTCAGGGGTATCCGAGTTAATCGGGTCACGTTCTCTGTGCCCGCTTCTGGCCTCGCTACTCTTTCTTTTAACCTTTTAGGCCGAGACGCTTCTTCTTTTTCCTCTACAAGCGTCGCCTCTACCTATACCGAAGCAGCTCAAACAACGCCTTACACCGCCATAAATGGCACACTTTTTGAAGGCAGCAATGTCCTTGGCGTGGTTACTGCGGCTGAAATTTCGATCAACAACAGCCTGTTGGCGCCGCAGACGGTGGGCTCCGAAACTGTATCTAATATCTTCTTCGGACGTTTTGTAGAAGTAACGGGGCAGATTAGCGTTCTTTTTTCAAGTTCATCCGCTTTCGATAAGTTTATTCAAGAGACAGAATCCAAACTTATACTGCAATTGCAGAATACACAGGCCCTAGACGCGGATACAAAATTCATAAGCATCGTCATTCCACGTCTAAAATATTCTGGTGGGGAAGTAGATACTTCTTCGGATAGCGGGATTACTGTCTCACTTCCATTTGTGGCGTTGACACCACTTCCGGCAAATCCGCAACAGGGCACGGCGCCTATTTATATCCAAGCAAGCAACTTAGTCCCTAGGACGCAGACTTTTAGTTTTCTAACTGGCGTGCCTTCAGGATGGACCTACAGCCGCGCCAGCGACGCTACATATTTCAATAGTTCAGGCGTTTTAACTATTGCGAGTGCGGATGTTGCGCGGGTTGACTACGACCCAAGTGGCCTGTCCCTGCGGGGTCTAGCGCTAGAACCCTCCCGCACAAACTCAGTCAGAAACAATACAATGGCAGGTGCAGTCGCAGGCACTCCGGGCACTGACCCATCCACAGGATGGTCAACTACGGGCGTGGGCGGTAACGTCACCCTTAAAACAATCGTTTCTATAGGAACAGAGGATGGTATTCAGTTTATTGACTACCGATTCACAACTTCTGGCGCCGCTATAATAGACATAAGCATGATGGGTAGCTATACAACCACTGCATCTACAGGAGAAACTTGGACAACATCCTCTTATTTTAAGTTGGTGGGGGGTTCTCTTACCAATATATCTCAAATGCAGATTAGTATGTCGGATAGTAGCGGTTCTTCTATCGCTGTATTTACCCCTACTAATGCCGCGCTTAGAACGCAGCGGGTCACTCTCACACGGGTTCTCGGCACTACGACATCTGTTGGCAACCTTATCCGTATTACAACGAGCGGCGCGGCTGACTTCACGCTTCGCGTCGGCCTACCACAACTGGAACTAGGTAATACGATCACCAGCCCGATCAAGACTTCAGGAGCAACAGTCACCCGCGCTGCTGATCGCTTAACTTATAGTTTAAGCGCAAATGCGCCTTGGTTCCAATCGCCCAACGGATATACTTACTCAGTTGAGTTTTTGTCTGCAAGCAACTCGCAAGGTAGTGGCGTAGTATATGCTGGGGCATCAGGGGGTTCTTTTAGCAATACATCATACTTTACTGAAAATTTCACGTATCTCATAAACGGGACGAGCACTACAGGGGTTGGCCTATCTTCACAGTTTAGAACGGCTTTCACCGCCAATAAAATAGGCGCCTCAATCAATTATGCAGGTGCCCGATATTCAATAAACGGAGCAGCACTTACCGCATCTACGTTTGCACGCGCAGGCTATGCCGCTATGACAAACGTAGCCGTATTAAGCTCTCCTTGGGCTGCGGGCAACTACGTCATTGGCTGGGCGCGCTCAGCTACACTCTCAAACTTCTTTTACTCTGACAGTGAATTACGCGCTCTTACGACTTAAAATACGTTTGCGCTTGACTTGGCGTTGTTCCTTTGCCAAAACACTTTTGGTCCCACCTTGAAAAGACCCAGGAGGTCTCGCTTCTCATGTCACTAGACGCCCTCGCCGTCGATGTTTCCAACGCCGTCCCTATCACCATCCTACACCCAAAGACGCGCCAGCCTTTGCGCGACGCTGCGGGTAAGGAAGCCTTCATTTCCGTGGTCAGCCTTGACAGCCCCGAAGTGCAGAAGGTGCAGAAGGCAGCACTCAACAAGCGCCTGAAGATGCGTGGGCGCGTCACCATGACCGCTGACGAGCTTGAGGCTGAGCGTGCTGAGGCCCTTGTTGCTGCCACGAAGGACTGGTATCTGGTAGGTCTTGATGGCTCTCCGCTGAACGCGCCGCTGAACGATACGACTGCGCGCACGATCTACTCGGACCTTCGCTTCTCGTGGATCAAGGAGCAGGTTAGCGAGGCGCTTGACGACCGCGCCACGTTTCTTTGAAGATAGCTTATCTTTCCTCAAAGAGCATGCGGAACGTTATTTCGCGCTTAACCTGAAGAAAGAAGACGGGTCGAGTGAGGCGGATAGCCTCACTCGCGCCCTATCTGCGGTTAGTCGCAGAACGGATAGCGCCTCAAAGCAGCAGAAACTTGAGATTGAGGCGCGGCTAGACTTGCCACCCATGCCAGAAGAATTTACTTTTGCGTGGGGGAGTTTTGTTGACTTACAATCAACCCGTGGATCAAATGGGTTTTCGTCAAACCCGATCACTTATTTAGAAATAGAGGCCTATATCCGCCTATCTGGCCGTGTATTGCTTCCGCATGAGATACGCGCTATAAAAGTAATTGACACCGCATTTCTGGAAGCCCAAGCCGACCTCGCCAAAGCCGCCAGGGCCGCTAAAGATGCGTCAAAGAAATCTGAACAGATGCCTGCGCCAAAGAGATCGACTAGACGGGGGTAGGGTTGTCGGATTCAGTTGCTAATCTTACAGTCAAAGTTGATACCAAGTCGGTCAGCGCCGCAGTTCAGGCGTTGGATAAACTTGCGGCGGTTGCGGCTAAGGTAGAGAAGTCTGTAAGCAATATCGGCGGAAAGGCCACCGGACTAGGTAAGGCGCAGGACGAGACTGCAAAAGGGGCTAAGAAGTCTGAGAGCGCACTAGCGGCAATGGAGAAGCGCATTGACGCCGCCGCGCGCCAATACGAAAAAATGATTCGTATGATAAACCAATCAAATGTGTCTGAATCTCAGCGCCGTAATCTTATTACTGACACCAGTAACGCATATACAAAGCATCTTGCGGTTATCCAAAAAGTCAACGCGGGTGTTCTTGATCTTACTAGGACAAATATTGCTTGGAAAAACTCTGTTTCAAATGTAAAGGACAGCTTAAAGGCCCTAGAGACGCAGGAGAAGCGACGGATCGCAAACGCAAAAGAAATAGCTGCGGTTGAAAAAAAGCGTGTCACAGACGTGCTTGCTTTTGAGCGGATTATGCAACAGGCGCAAAGTCGAGTTGCGGGTATCACCGGACGAGCATCTAGGCAACTAAGTCCAGATCAATTTTCTGGTATTAGTGCAGGCGCAACAAATGCAATAAACCAATATCAATCCGCGCTGCGGACCCACGGCCTAAATTCCATCGGCGCGGCTAAAGCAACAGGTGAATTTAACCGAGCGATGCAAGCATTGAGCGGAAATATTGCGCGAGTTGGAGGTCTACTCCCCAGAATAAGCGATAACGCACGCACAATCTCCGCCGCCTTTGGCGCAGCTAACGCTTCGTTGGGTGGATTCAGCCGTATTCTTTTCAACACTGGCGCCGCTATCGCGGCTCTCAGTGCTGCGTTCGGCACACGAGAAATAGTCCAGTCTATTATGGAATACGAGAAATTCACAAATACGCTCAGGACGGTATCTGCAACTAGCGGCGAGTTCCAACGTAATCTTCAGTACTTGACCAACGAAGCTGACCGTATCGGGTTCTCTGTTGGTGAAGTTGGCAACTCTTTCGCCCGCCTTTCACTGGCTATGAAGGGGGCAGGTTTTACCGGCGACGAAACCCGCACATCGTTTACTCAGTTGTCTGAGGCGGCCCGTAACTTCGGCCTCTCGTCCGCTGACACTATGGGCGTCATACGAGCCTTGGAACAGTCAATGTCCAAGGGTAAGTTCATGGCGGAAGAAGTGCGGTTGCAGTTGGGCGACCGCCTCCCTATCGCTATGGCGGCGCTTGACAAGGCCGTTACTAAAGTCGATGGTAGACAAGCAGACCTTAATAAGCGGTTTGAAGAAGGATCGCTTGACGTAAAGCGATACGGCACGGAGTTCATACGCCAAATCAATTTGATGTCTGGCGGTTCTGAGGCTCTTTCACGCACTTCTAATAGCATTTCCGCGTCGTTTGGGCGTTTGGGCACACAGTTCACCCTATTCTCTAACGCTATTGGAGAAGGTGGGCTTAACAATGCCGTTATAACTTTTGCCAACTCCCTCGCAGAAACGATGAAGACCCTACGGGAAATCGGGGCGACTGAGGCTATCGGTGCTGCATTCGCAGCCCTTGGCGATGTGATTCTTTTGGTAATCAAAGGACTAACCGAATTTATTCGTTTGCTAAAAGACATTGGTGCCCTTGGCGTATTGAATTGGCTATTGGGAGTAGTCAGCAAACTTGCACAAGAATTTTCTGGCCTATTGGGTGTTTCGAACCAGTTTACGAAGTCAATCAATGAAATCAATAAGGCCAGCACAAAAGTAAACGACTCTATTTCTGAATTTAATGAAGTGCTTTTCCGTAATAAGCAAACGCTAGATGCTTCCTCAACCGCTATTGAACGGCGTATTGAAGCGAATAAGCGGCTAGGCTTGTCCGAAGGGGACGCCGTCGCCGCTGCCGCAAAAGCAGAACAGCAACGTATGGAGATAGAGAGGTCTACAGCGCAACGCGAATTGGCTGCGGCGGAGCGCGCGGCGGCAGCTATGCGCCGAGGATTGACCCCTCGTATCCGCGCTATAGAGACGACTCAACAGAACATTGAAACCCGACTACAAAATCCTCGACTCGCGGAGGATATGAAGTCTGCGAAAGAAAAAGAGCGGCAAGCTGCGGTGGCTACGCGATCTGCGCTAGAAGCTGAGCAGCAAGCGTATGCCGCTGCAAACCCTATTATAAATGATTTCTTAAAGGGCACGCTTTCAGCGTTGGATGCCGTCAATATGCTGAATGCGGCTTTCAAAGGCAAAGAAATCCCAGACGCGATAGAGGAGATAAGGATAGCCCTTGTTGAGGCATCTCTTGATACTAAATTCCAAGCTACAAGCGATTCGCTGATAGCTGCGCGAAAGCGAGTCTCTGAACTCGATCAGTCAATTACCGAATTTGCTAATAAATTCTCTAGCGGCGTTTATGTGCAATTTACTATCGACATCATCCGTCAACAGGAAGGTGGCGCTCGTGCGACGACAGGCTCTTTAGCGGACGTTCAGCAAACTGCTTTACAGAGTATGTTAAATACACAATCAACTTCCAATATAGCGGGAGCAGTTAAGAAACTCGTATCCGACATTGATATGACCGAAAAGTTCGGCATTACTGCGGATATGTCTAACAAAAAAGTCATTGAGTTGTTGCGAACCAATGATAAATTCCGCGATATTTTGCCGGAGGTAGCAAAGAGGCTCGACGAAGTAAGGATTTCAGAAGAAAATGTAAAAGAAGCTAGAGACAAATCAGAAAATACACTTGAGAAATACATCGCCACCCTCCGCGCCCAAATTGCGGATCAAGGCAAGATCGCAGCCGCATACCGCATTAGCACGGCGGCGGGCGAAGATGCGGAACTGCAACTCAAGGCAGAGACTGAAGCCATTCGCTTTGGCGCCAAGACGGAAGCGGAACGCGTCGCTCTCAAAAAGCAAATCCTCCCGCTTCTGCGGGATCAAGCAGCGCTTGAGAAAAACGTCAACGCTGCCAAAGACCTGCCTCGTATGCGGGACGAAATCGCCTTACTTGAAAAAGAACGCAGTCTGCTAGGCGAGTCCCTATCTATCCGTGAGCAGGAACTCGCGGTTTTCCGTGTTCAGCAGCAAAATCGTGGTGCCAGCCCTGAAGATTTACGTAATCTTGAAAACTTTACCCGTCAGGCCGTCCGTGGTCGTCAAGAAATCGACCAACTCGATAACTCTTATAAAGAGATGGCCAACATCGGCGTTCGCGCCTTTGAGCAAGTTGGCGACGCCATCACAGAAGCATTTGCTAAGGGCGAAATCCGCGCTCTTAACTTTGGCAACGTCATCCGTGGCGTCATGTCGTCCATTGTCCAATCTATTCTACGCCTTGGCATCGTAAATCCAATCATCAACTCGATTTTCTCTGGCACCGCGCTCCCGACTTTGGGATTGGGAATATCAGCCATGGGCGGCGCGGGTGCTGCGGCGGGTGGCGGTGGTGGACTTGGTAGCCTGCTCGGCTTAGGCAGTCTTACAAGCCTTCTGCCGGGTGGCAGCGTCGGCGGCATGTTCTCAAACGCCAGCAATTATTTGTTTGGCACAGCACCAGTCACTACCATGATGCCCGGATTGTTGGAGCCAGGCATCGCCTCTGGTTACGGCGGGATGACTACCGCAGGAACCCCCGGCCTGTTCGGCACCGCAGGCTCGGCCTCGCTTGGCGGCGTGCTAGGTGCGGGGGGCCTCGGCTTCGGCGCGGGCATGTTCACCAATTCATTACTTGGCGGCAACCAGACAGGCGGTATGGTCGGCTCCGCGCTTGGTACTGGCGCCGGTATTGCTGCGGCGCTAGCCCTTAATATGGCGCTACCCGGCGTTGGCACGCTTCTGGCGGTGCTTGGTGGTGCCGCTGGCGGCGGTCTAGGCGGCCTCTTCGGTCCCAAGCCTTCCAGCAAAGGCTTTGGTTACGCCCTGCGGTCGCAGGACGGTCAACTTGCCATGACGGACATGTATTACAATGAACAAGGTCGCGCTCAGTTTGAAGAAGCAAACGCTAAGATACCGGCTATCAACACCTATCTAAAGCAACGCGGTCTCACGGTATCCGGCGCCCGCTCTGTGGGCGGCAACAAGTATGGCATGGGCAACCTCGGCTATGGCGAAGCGGCAAGTTTCAACGAAGCTCTCGGTTCTCTAAAGTTTGCGGCTACGGCCAACGAAGAATTGAATAAGGCGCTTTCAACTCGTTCCTTTGCCGGTCCTGAAAAGCTGCAAGAGTTTGTAGATGGCTTTATCGCCCTACAAGACACCATTAAAGGCCTGACTGCGGACCCCGTGCCTGAGTTCAAGAAGCAGATGGACGCGCTGATTGACTCCTTCGCGCAAGCCACCGCCAAAGCCCGTGAGTACGGCATTGGCGAAGAAGAACTTTTGGCTGCACGAGACAAGCAAATCGCCAAGCTGGAAGAACAACGTAGCCTGACTATCCGTGACACCGCCCTTGAAATGCACGTGCGCCGTCTCATGGCGGAAGGCATGGACCAAGAGGCGCAGCGCATCGAGCTTGCTTATAAGACCCAGAAGGAAATCGAATCCTTCACCGCGTCGCTTGACGCGCTAGGGATCACGGCGGGAGAAAAGTCTCGACTCTTGGTTGAGCTTGAGAGGACACAGGCCGCAGAACGAGTTAAGATTCTGAAGGATTCTAATAAGAATATCCGCGATTATCTTGATTCGCTTCGCACTAGCAGCCCGCTGTCAGGCACAACTACCATGGGGCGCCTAGGCGCCGCACAAGAACTATTTACCCGCGACTTGGCGGAGGCCCAAACAGGCAACGTGGATGCGCTCAACCGCATCACGCAATCGGCAGACACGCTCCTCAATCTAGCCCGCGAAGCCTATGCCTCTACAGGCGGATTCCACGACATCCGTGGCCGTGTTGTCTCGGGCCTAGAATCTCTTTCCACCATGACTGCCACGCAGCAGAGCCTTCCTGACTTGGCGAGCGTGCCTTTGGTCGCAGAAATGGCCAATCTACGCACCAACGCCGCGATTGCCGAAACTGCGGAATACACCAAGCGGTTTGATAGTAAGTTGGCTGAATTGCTGCCGATTGCAGAGGCGATCCAGGCTGCGGTGGAACAGGCCAATCAAATTTCAAATGTAGGTTTTGATGGAAGTAGCCAATCCGCAGGCGAAGGCGGAGGAAGCAATGGCGGCGGCAACTTTGCTCTTGGCGGTGCTTTCCATCACGGACGGGTCATGGCCTACGCCAACGGCGGCATCCCCGCCTACGTGAATAGCCCCACGCTTGCGCCTATGGCTCTGTTTGGCGAAGCTGGCCCCGAAGCCATTATGCCTTTGCGCCGTGGTTCTGATGGACGCCTTGGCGTTGAGGTCAACGGTTCTGATAACCAAGCCGTTGTCTCTGAATTGCGCGCAGTCCGCGATGAGATTGTCTCGCTCCGTGAGGCTACGGCGGATTCGGATGGCAAAGAAAGCACAGGGCTAGTTGAAGCCATTGCCGAACTTCGAGTACAGGTAGGAGGGCTTCGTGAAGAACTCCGCACGGCTCGTCTGAGGGCGCAATGAGCGTAACTATTACGGCGGCTAGCGCCGCGATTGAAGAATCTGTTTGGCTTATCGAGATCAACCCTGATCCTGAAGGCGTTGGCGATCCTCGCCCACCCCCTTTATTTATGCCCTCCGGTGCCCCTATGGCAGCGATAGACACGCAAGGTTCTTCAGTTGCTACCGCGCCAACCATCGTGGCCTCTGACCGTGGCTGGGTGCAGGAACCCGGCGATACGGGCACCGTCGCCGTCTACCCACCCCGTATGCTCGAACCCCCTGCGGTCGAACGCTTTATCCCTGTCTACCCCGGAGAAGGCAGGCGCGCTCAAATAGAATCGGGCGAATTGCGTTTCTCCAATACGGATGGCGCGCTAGACACCATTGCGGGTGAATGGGCGGTGGCGGGGCGCCGGGTCAAACTAACCAGGGCACCCCACAGGCGCCCCACACACGCCCCACGATCCACTTGGGTAGAGGTCGCCTCCCTTCGCGCCTCAGAAGCCTTTGAGGGCACTGACACCCTTCGTATGCCGCTGCGTTCGGCTGCTGCTGACTTACAGACCACTGCCAATACCCTTTACACAGGGGCAGGCGGGACAGAAGGAAGCACGGGCCTCGAAGGCGTGGCTAAGCCGCGTATTTTTGGCTTTGTGCGAAATATGCAGCCCGTTCTGATAGATGACGTAAATCGAGTATATCAACTACATGACGGAGCGGTTCAACAAATTGTAGCGGTGCGAGATGGCGGCCTCAATTTAATATTACACGCGGATGCAAGCTCATACGCCTCCTTGGTCGCGGAGAACCCTGGAAATGGCAAATATGCTTCATATAAAGGCGGCGGATTTATCAAACTCCACGACGACCCTGTATTCTTAACTTCGGACGTGCGTGGAGAGACAGACGGGGGTTACGTCTCTACTGCCAGCCACGTCGCCGCGCAAATCTTGCGAGTGATCGGCGGTGTGGCGAGTGCGACTGCTTCCTCGTTTACGGCGTGGCCTCAAGAGGAGGTTGGCGTTATTGTCCGAGAAGGCACCGTTGAAGATGCTATGAACCAACTAGCCGCAGGCCTTGGTTCCGCATGGTGGGGCGCTAATACGCTTGGTCAGTTTGAAGGCAGCATAATCTACGCTCCTGTCGCCACCACTTCTACTATCGCTATCGAGCCGTATATGCAAATCAGCGCACCAGAAGAAACGTCAGGTTCTACGCCCCCTTGGTGGCGGGTAAAGGTGTCGTATCAAGAAATTGAGACGACGCAGGAAGGTGGGGATATAGCCGCAGCAGCTTCTACCCATATACAAGAGTATTATGGGAAGAAACGCCGCTTCGCTGTTGCTTCTGACGTTGCGGTTAGAACCCGGTATCCCTTGGCGGTTGATGGTCCTGAATTACCGGGGGTTTTGGAGTCCAAGACTGCCGCCTCTACGCTGGCACAATCTTTGCTAGACATCTATAAAGTGCCCCGCCGCACATGGTCTGCGCGTGTTGGCCCTAGGGCGGGGGGCCTTAATTGGTGGACTATTCCAATAGGCACGACAGTTACGCTAAGGTGGCCCGGCATCCCTACGTTGGCAAACGGAAAGGCTTTTATTGTGCGGGGTATCTCTGCTAGAGGCGACTACGCTGAGTTGGAGTTGTGGGGTTAATGGGCGCTGTTCTCTCATGGAAAAATTGGGCGGAGCAAAGCGGGGCTTCGCTAACTGTTTCCAGCGAAGCCACAGGGCTTGGGCCGCGCGGTATGCTCACGCCGCAGGTGCAGAATTATTGGCGTAGTGGCACTTGGAATAACGTTACCAACGTCGTTATTGACCTTGATTTTGGGACTAGCAAGGCAGCCAAAATCATCGCTTTTGCGGCACCACGCGACGGTCTACTCCCTCCTACTGGCGCCACTGTTGCTATTACTGCCAGCGTCTCTAGCCAAAGCGGCACAGACGCTCTTAACCTTACTGCGGCCAGTTTCACTCTTAACCCTTGGGGTGTGTGGGGTTGGCGGTCTGCAACAGGCATCACAGCGCGGTATGTGCGCTTGACATTTGTAGGCACAGTGAGCAGCACTTATTTGCAGCTTGGCAGGTTGTGGGTTGGCGACGGCCTAGTAACTACTGACTCTTACGCTTATGGCCATGCTCGCTCTTTCCGTGATCCTGGCCTTTCAAGCAGGGCGGGGTTGACCGGCGTTCGTTATGCCACGCGCGGCTTGCCTTACCGCGTAGAGCGGATTGCTTTCCCTATTTTGACTGAGAGCGAAGCCTCAAGTATCATTACAGCTTCAAGTGAAGTAGGAACAACCGGGCAAGTCTTTTTTGCTCGTGAAGAAGAATATCTTGGTGAAGGGCTATTTGGTCAATTTTCGGACGTGCCTGTGGTAAATCGAGAATTGGAAGATTTGTGGACAACCGATTTTCAGATTGAGGAAGACAACTAATGGGCGTCCCTGTTAATGTTGGTGATCGAGTTCTTGTCGCAACGAGCACTGCGGGCACGGGGGCCTATGATTTAGGGGCAGCAGTCTCGGGGTATTTGACGCCTGCCTTAGCTGGTGTGGTTTCCGGCTCTCGCGTTTCTTACGTAGTTGTAGATAGCCTCACCAACCCTTCGGTTTTTGAAATTGGTGAAGGCACTTATACCTCTGCGGCTACGCCAACCGTAAGTCGAACACTTATTGTTCGCAACAACACGGGGGGCACTTCGGCTGTCAGTTGGTCCTCTGGCACAAAGTATGTTTTCTTCGCCCCTTCCGCTTCTCGCTTTGTTATGTATGACAGCGATGGTGTGATGTATGTCTCCACCTATGTTGCTTTCGCAGGCGGTGGCTCTCAAAGCACAACAGTTGTGTCCCCGGTTACTGATCGGGATACCGGCCTATTCTTTCCAGGGGCGAACCGTGTGGCGCTTGCCACAAACGGCTCTAGCCGACTTGAATTTAACGAAACAGGCGCTGCCCTATTTAACAATAGCCACGGTACGAGCGGGCAAGTCCTCCGCACGAACGGGTCTACTTCTGCGCCTACTTGGGCATCGCTTACAGCCGCAAACGTGGGTGCGGTTGATAAAACAGGCGATGCTATGTCAGGGGCCTTGTCTGTTGCGGGCGCCTTTAACGTGTATGGCAGCGCCGGAACAAACCGAGTAGTGCAGTGGGCAACCGGCGCCACGGCTAGGTTCCAAGCATTAGTTGATAGCGCAACGGAGTCGAGTTCGGACGCTGGCAGTAATTTTGCTTTGCGGGCTATGAGTGACGCGGGCGTGTCGCTTGGTGACGTTTTCACGGTCACGCGCGCTACTCGAAAACTTGATTTCAAAGTGGCACCTTCTGTCAACGGAACAGACCTTACCAGCAATCTAGGCACTATCACTCAAGTCAGCGTAGGCACAGGCTTGACGGGCGGGGGCACAAGTGGCGTGGTCACGCTCTCCATTGCCACGACGCACGGCGCTGTTGGCACATACTCTTATGCAGCATATAATGAGGGCGACAGTGTGTCCCTTGACGCAACGACGGCGGGCAGCAAACTTTTACCAACAAAATCAGGGACTTGGAAATTGATGGGGACATCAAATACAGGCACCACTGTCTCTCTCGGTGGGTTCGGGCTTTGGTTGAGGATTTCATAGTGCTGACAAACATTTCTTCTCCTCGCTACACTAGGAACAACGCCGCGATTGATGTGGAAGCGAGCATACCTGACGGCACGCGCGTCACATTCACTGCGAGTTCCGAAGACGTGACAGAACACGGACCCGTTATCCACCAAAACGCGCTAGACGGCGTATATGGCACCATCGCGCCGTACGTTGAGCATCCTTCGCTTAAAGTGCTTCTCGTCACGGCGCGGCAGATGCGTCTTGAGTTGTTGACGCGGGGCCTTCTTTCTGAAGTGGAAGCCGCCGTGAAAGGGGCGGGCGCCGAAGTGCAAATCGAGTGGGAATACGCGACCGTGATCGAACGCAGCAATGCGTTCGTGGCAGCTATGGCACAGCACTTTGGTATGTCAGACTCTGACCTAGATAGTATTTTTGAACAAGCGGTGCTCCGTTGATCTCAGCCTTTCTCGCCCCCGCCTTTCTCGGCCCTACCGTGGCGCTCAGCATCATGGCGGGATGCTATTCTTGGCTCAAGTTTCTCCATGAGCCCGCGATCCGACGCGAGTATGCCGCAGAACTTTCTGTCCAAGTCGCTCAAGAAAGAGCGCGCTTGCAGGAAGAATCCCAAATCACTTTGGAAGCATATCATAAGACCCAGCAAGAGCGTCAACAGGCTGTGACCGTTATTCGAGAAGGGGTTGCCCGTGCGCCACAATCCGTCTCCTGTGTTTCTTCTCCTGCTATGCGGGCTGCTCTTGACGGCTTGCGCGGGGCCTCCACAGGCTCTCCTACGCCAGCCAATCCCCCAAAGCCTCCTCACGTGCCCTGATATCCCTAAACCCTCTGAGCGCATGTCTGACACCGAACTCGCATACTGGATTTTAGAACTAAACTCTGTTGCTGCCGAATGCCGTGATAAACTCACCAGTGTGAAGGAGCTTCTTGCTCATGAGTAATGAGATTGCCAAGCCTGGGGAATGGAAGCGTAGGCGCCGCATTATCCATGCCACTCTTTCGTATTGCGCGCTTGCCGTCCCGGCGTTGACCGTTTGGAGCCCTGATAGTAACTTGACGCACCAGACAGTCCTTGCCTTGATCGGCTTGTCAGGCGCGGTCATAGGTAGTTACGTGTTTGGAGCCGTGTTCGATGACGCCAACGCCCGTAAAAACCAATAAGCCTCGCGTGTATTGATCGGCCTTGCGCTTTTAGGTTATACCTGCATCCCTTGCTTGTCGCCAAACAAGGAGCGCAGCGTCATGCCTATTGATGATCTAGGAGTAAGGGATTTGGCGACTCACGGCGCAATTGCGGGGGCCATGGGTATCCTAGGCCGCCTTTTAGCCCTTGCTACCTCAGCCCGTAGGCCGAGTGGTTGGAACCTACTTTGGGAAGTCCCTCTCGCCATTGCCATGGGCGTTATTGGTAAAGGCATCGCTGACTATTTTGCTTTGACCGGATTTCCAAATTTCGCAGTCATCATCGCCGTGTCATATTCCGGTCCTCGGATTATTGACATCATGCTATCGCGCTACAACGAGGGTAAGTCTCTTAAAATCACATGACATCATTTGATAAGGCTTTTGAGATTCTGATCAGCCACGAAGGCGGGTATGTAAATGATTTGGCCGACAGAGGCGGTGAAACCAAATATGGCATCAGCAAACGGGCATACTCGCATATCGACATTGCTAATCTGACGCTTGCTCAGGCTAAAGATATTTACCAAACTGATTATTGGGACAAGGTAAAATGTTCTTCACTGCCGCCAGATTTAGCCCTTCTTGTCTTTGATGCAGCAGTAAACAACGGGGTTGGTGCTGCTTCTCGGTGGCTTCAAGGGGCCGCAAATGTGGCAGTTGACGGGGCTATCGGGCCTAAAACCATCGCTGCGTCGTTTTCTAGTGGCGTGGCAGAACGCTTCCATGCTATGCGCGTTGACGCAATGACCAAAATGCCTACGTGGCCTAATCACGGTCGCGGATGGGCGAAGCGATTAGCGTCGTTGCCTTTTAATGCGGCAGAGATGTTGAAGTAGGATAGGGCGCAAATGACTGGACTAAAAATGCGAAATTATTTTGCGGGCATCAACCGATTGCTAATCTCTTTTTCTGGTGGCCGAACTTCTGCGTATATGGCGCATCGAATACTTCAAGAAATCCCTGAAAAAGTAGATTGCCGCATTGTGTTCGCCAACACGGGCCAAGAGGACGACAGGACGTTGGCCTTCGTGCAAAAATGTGAAGTATTTTTTAACAGAAAAATATTTTGGGTTGAATCAGATGTTAAACATGGAGAACGTAAAGGCACGGGACACCGTTCAGTAGACTTTCTATCCGCATCTAGAGAAGGTCAACCTTTTGAAGAAATAATTAAGAAATATGGTATCCCGAACCCGTCCATGCCCCATTGCACACGAGAACTTAAACTGGCCCCAATTCGTAGTCTATGCAAAGAATGGGGGTGGGAAAAGGGGTCTTATTATTCGGCAATCGGTATTCGGGCTGACGAAATAGATCGAATGTCGTCTTATGCTTCAAAAGAAAATTTGATCTATCCTCTAGTGTATTGGAAGGTTAAGAAGGATGATGTTATTTTGTTTTGGAAGCAAGCGCCTTTTGATCTTATCGTTCCTGAACACCGGGGAAACTGCCTTTGGTGCTGGAAAAAATCGTTTAGGAAATTAGTGACAGTCTACAGAGAAAACCCTGAGATTTTTAATTTTCCAAAAAAAATGGAAGAAGAACACGGCCTTCGTGGCGCATTAGCAGCAAAGACAGGAAAGAAACAAACCTTTTTTAGAGGAAATCGCGATACGCAATCTATTGCCGATATGTCCTCAGATTTATCTCTTGGTTTTGTAGATAAAAATTTTGCGAATGAACAAGATTTGGAATGCGCTGAATCTTGTGAAGTTTTTTCGGATACTTCATTGAAAGAAGACTATACTTATGGCATTGGTTAACTCAGCCGAAGACTTTGCCCGCATTTGGGTTGAAAATGGTTTTTCTCCTACCCAAACGGCTAAAGCTCTCGGTATCCATATCCGCAACGTCCACGCAAGGCGCAGCCGACTTGAGTCTTTAGGCTACGTGCTTCCCACTATCACGGATGACTTGACTGAACGAGACACCGCATACCCTTTGCGGGAAAACCACTTTATCGAAGACGGCACCGCAGTCATTGTGAGCGACCGCCACAAGTGGCCTGGGGATGGGGTGACAGCCGCAGAAGCAGCCCTCTATACCCTTCTGCCCACCTTGCGACCTGACTTCTTTGTGATGAACGGCGACCTCTTTGACGGCGCCGGTCTTTCTCGCCATCCACCTTTAGGATGGGAGCGCAAACCCGATGTGAAATCAGAACTCGAAGCCTGTCAAGAAGTTCTTGCCAATATCGAAGGGCTTTTGCTGCCAGGGACGCCAAAGTTCTATACGGTCGGGAACCACTGCCGACGATTTGATTATAAGTTGGCGCTGACGGCTTCAGACTATAAGGGTATCAGCGGCTTTCGCCTCCACGATCATTTCCCGAATTGGAAAATGTCTTGGTCCCTGCACGTTAATATAAACGTCCTTGGCGGGCACACGGTTATCAAACACAAGCATCGCCAAGGCGTAGGCGCTGCCCGCAACAACGCCGTAGTGGCTGGCGTGACCATGGTGACAGGGCATACCCATGCCCTGACAGTGACACCCATTGAGGACTACAGGGGGCGCCGGTGGGGCGTAGAATGCGGCTTCCTGAGCCACAAGCGCCATGCTGCCTTTGAATATGCTGAAGATGCGCCTTCCTATTCGCGGCCAGGGTTTGCAGTGTTGACATGGCGTGGGGGTGTGCTATTACCCCCTGAGTTGGTCGAAGTAGACGACGCAGGCGTTGCTTGGTTTAGGGGTGACGCTGTGGCCATAAATAAACCACGAGTGAGGGTGAAGGCAAACTATGGAAAAGTTTAATCCGATTCCGGTCATCGGTCTTTATAGCCCCTACATGCAAGCAGGCAAAAGCACGCTTGCAGAGGCGCTGATCTATGCGCGGGGCTTCAAACGGATCAAGATGGCTGATGGCCTAAAGGCCATGTTGAGGGCTCTTTTGGCTTATCAGGGCCTTGATGATGAGGGGATCACTCGACGCATTGAGGGTTCTTCCAAGGGGGAGGCCTCACCTTGGCTCTCAGGCCACACGCCGCGCTACGCTATGCAGACGCTAGGGACGCAGTGGGCGCGCGATTGCATGGGTGAAGACTTTTGGGTGGAAGTAGCTTCTTCCAAAATCCACACGTCTATTGCCGCAGGCGTTCCAGTCGTCATTGATGATATTCGGTTTGAGAACGAATATTATATGGTGCAAATGTTCTCGGCGGGCCTTATGATTAAGGTCACTCGGCCAGACGTGGACCCACAGGCCAACATGCCTCGGTGGAGGAAAGTCCTTGCCAAGAAGCCGCGAAGCGAAGGCAACTTGGATAAAATGCAGTTTGACCTGTCGTTTGTAAATGACTTTTCTGACTCCAAGGCATTCACCAAGAATGCGTTGGATAAGATTGACTCTTATCTTTGGGACTGCGGCTACAAGCCGCGCTGAGAGGATAACATATGCCCCGCAAGAAGCAGGAAGTCGCTAGGTCGCAGTTGATGGCGCAGGCAGAGCGCCTTGCTGAAATTGGCGTTGCCAAGGCCGCCCTTGTCTTTTTCGACAATGATGGCGACGTGGGTATGTGCTTTGCGGGGGGTATCAGCAACATGGAGCTTGTGTTTGCTTTTGAACAGGCTAAGATGGCGGTGTTAAACGGCGAACATGAAGACGACGACGACGAAGAGTAAGCGTAGCTTAATTAGGTAGAGCGGCCTGCTCATAACAGGCTGGGTGCAGGTTCGAGTCCTGCCGCTTATACCAAAACTAAAGGCACAAAAAAATGCACGAAAGTATTTTTAATATGTTGCGTGTGCTTGCGGCAGACGTAGCTCCGATTAAAAGTTCGCGTATGACGGCAGCCATCGTGCGTGGCAAAGAGATTATATCGTTCGGTGCTAACCAGATGCGGACGCATCCGTTCCAAGCTAAATTCGGGAAAAACCCTGAATCTCTTTTTTGGCACGCAGAGACAAACGCCATTTTCAATGCTTTGCGTGTTGTGGACGTAGACAGCTTGAAAAAAGCGGACCTGTATGTGTGCCGGGTCAAATATTCTGGCACGAAACGAGAGCAGTTTATTTCGGGCAATGCTAAACCCTGCACGGGTTGCGCTAAGTGCATTGCTGACTTCGGGGTAAAGCGGGTGTTCTATACCACTGAAACGGGATACGAGTGCTTTTAAGGAGGCGTGGCGGAACTGGCATACGCGTCAGACTCAAAATCTGATGGCCTCACGGCATTGTGGGTTCAAATCCCACCGCCTCTACCAACAAAAAAGCCGGGCATTTCTGCCCGGCTTTCTTGTATTAGGCCGCTTGGCTTTAGCCAGCGACGCGGACGGCGAGGGCAGGACGGACTGCCTTGGCGCCGTAAAGCACGTCCACAGCAAAGCGCTCTTGCTTGTTGTGGCGGGTCACTTCCATACGCATGGTCAGGCCAGACACCGGATCGGTCATCTGCGAGATGATGGAGCCGAGTTCCGGGCCAGAACCGACACCAGCCAGCGGACGGTTCACGAAGGCAAAGGCTTCGCGCTGGAAGGCAAGGTTGACCACATGCGAGGCGCGCTTGGCCACGTCAGAGCCGCTAGACGCAATCGCCACCAGCGGAGGGCTGATAGAGATAGCAGTCTTGGTGCTGGTGTAGGTAGCGTTAGCCGAAGTCACCACGTAGGTCTGGGTGTTGCCAGCGATGCTGAACACGTCGCCACGGCGCAGGGTGCCTGCCACGGAGGCGTGGATATCCAGCGAGGTAGCGCCAAGGGCCGTGGTGGAGGCCACAGTGATGCTTGCAGCGGTGCCAGCGACGTGGGTCACGACGTTGGTGGACTGGAAGAAGTCGAAGCCGAACTTGCGGCCAAGCATACCCTCGATCTTCACTTCCTGATCGCCGGTCTTTTCCAGATCGGACATAGCAGGAATCTGAAGTAGCTGAGCCTCGGCATCTGGGTTCAGGACCATGCGGCGGTTGCCCATGGGGGAAAGCTGGCGGTTTAGAGCCGCACGAGCATTCACCACGTCAGCAATGGTGCTGAAAGGGGTCTGGCCAGCTACGCCAACATAGCCATACACGTCCACATACTGGCTGTGGATATAGCCGTCCATGGAGTTGGCTAGGGCACGAACAGTCTCAGAGACGTTCATGGGGAGGAAGGATTCGCTCTCCATGATTTCCATACGCTGCTTGTCAGTGATGAAGAAGGGAACTTCCTTCCACTGGTCAAGGGCGATCTGCACGAGGCCGGGGGTGCTGTCCTGAGCCGAAGCAGGGGTCATGGACGGAGCAACGTCGGTGGCAGTAAAGGTGTTGCTGATCGGAATGTCGATGGTGGAACCACGCATCGCACCTTCAGACGAATAATCAAGGTTGACTAGGCGCGGCATGATCGCCTGCTCGCGTAGAGCAAGAAGACCACGAGCGAGAAGCCGGGGAATGAGGTTTGACAAACTATTAGGCATAATAATCTCCTGTGCTTATAGGGTTTACCGGCACTCCCGCCGTTGAAACCCGAAGGATTCCGCGAACCGCGCACAACCCACAAGGGAGGCGGGAATTAATTTCGACCCCACAAGGGCAAGAAATGTAAACGCTCTTTTCTTATGGTAAAGTAAACTACAAAGTCAATACCTACGGGGTTTTAGGCCCCGTAGGTATTTGTTTTTGCTTACGCGACCACTGCCTTGCCAGACGCAATCGCTTCAAGATTGCCGCTGATTGCCTTGGCGTCAGTGGCGTTAATCCTAACCGGAGCGCGGTCGCCGCCTCGGCCATTGCCCCCGCCAGCGCCACCGCCAGAAGGGATGCCGAAGAAGAACGGGTTGGTATCGCGTAGCGACTCCACCCACGTATCAAGCGTATGAGGATTACCACTGCGGTCGATCACGTCAACGCCTTCCCGCAAGGCAGGCTTGCCCGTTTCATCGTCAAGGTGGAACATCTGCTCAGCCTTGATACGGATATATTCGGCAGCCTCCGGTAGTGCCTTGGCCTTGCTGACGGCGGAAGTCACTTCAAAATTCAGCCGCTCAGAGCGCCAACGGTTTTGCGCGGCGTCTGCCCGTGCGGCAGCCTCCTGCGCTGCCCGCTCTGCGGCTTCCTTGGCGGCGCGTTCAGCCCCGACCACGGACTTAGTGCGGCGAGTAAGCACGTCCTCAAACGCTGCCTTGCCGCCCTCCACAATCATGCGAAGGTCCGCATCAGCCTGCATACGCTCCATGAGGTCGCGGGCCTTATTGTTGTCTTCTTGATTGCCCATGCTCTGAATCTGAACTTCATAAGCCTTGCGCTTTTCGCGCTCAGCCTTGACCTCGTTCAGAAGTTCATCGTTCTTTGACTTAAGACCTTGAGTGGCCTTTACCACTTCTGCGGCAACCAGAGCCGCAATATCGGGGGCACCGCCACCGCCCTCTGCATTATAATTCATTTGATTCTGAAGGGACCGGATAAACATATTGAAAACTCTCCACAGGAGATCGCAGTTAACCGATGCGATATACGGGCGCGGCTCAGCCGCACGGTTGACTATTAGTGCCTAGATCATTGTATATGGTGAATGCAACACCCTTTTGAGGGAAAAGCCATGGCCCCGCCGAAGAAGTATGAGAAAATTGATTTTACGCCGCCGCAAGGCGTGCAGAGCGCTGCGGAGCGTGGGCTCGAACAGCGCCGTAAGTATGGGCGTGGAGGCCTGACTACCGCAGAAGCAGGCAAGCAGGGCATTGGCTCTGGCGTTGCCCGTGCTGCCACATTGGCCGCAGGCAAGGATATTTCGCCCGAAACGGCTAAACGTATGAAAGCCTTTTTTGACCGGCACGGCAATGCGCCGCAAGCTAAACCAGCCGATGGTGGCCCTAGTGCGCGAGCAATCGCTATCAATCTTTGGGGCGGGCGTGCTGGCGAAGCGTGGTCTGGTAAGTTGGTGCGGCAAATGGAAGCCGCTGATAAAAAGGGGAAGAAGTGATGGACAAGCCACTTTGGGAAAAGAAGAACCCTCGCAAGCGATCCACGGCGCTTAGCCCGCAAGACAAAGCGGCAGCCAAGCGCCGTGCTGAAAAGGCAGGCCGACCCTATCCGAACGCTGTGGATAACATCGCGCAGGCTCAGCGAGCCAAAAAGCGGGGTTAACTCCCGCTTGGAATAACACGTTCTAGGAAAGCATCTGACTTTGCGGCCAGAGAGGCCGCAAGGCTGTCACCGATAAAATCAAACTTGCCAGGACTGGCCTTAGCCTTACGAGCAAGGGACATGGCGCTGGGTAGCAAGTCTGCCTTGGAATACCACCGCTTGCCGTCTACTCGGGCTTGGTCATCGAGCGTAGGGCCTGATGCGTTGCCCGCAGGCTCAGTAACCGTAGGCGCGTAGTAGTCCTCATCCTCACGCCAGCCAAAAGGCGCCCCTGCAACGCAGATGCGCTTGGCGCCCATCCAAGTAGCGACAGCAACAGCGCGGTTTACAACGGTAAACCCGCCACTAGCCACACTTTCGTAGCTGCAATTTTCTGGAAAGTATTTTTCATAGATTTCCATTTCGCATAGATTTTCAGATGCAGCACCGCAAGCAGAATGGAAAAGCACCACATTCGCGCCGCCCTTTAAAAGATAATCGAACATTCTTGGATGGCAGGAACTTGCCACAAAATACGTAACGCGTGGATCAAGGGGTGTCTTCTTAATTTGCTTTTCTCCGGGGTCCATCGCCACAGAGAAATCAGGGATGATACCATATTCCGGCAGGATACGGATCGCTTGCTTTACCGCAAAAACCTTATAGCCTAGACCTTGTAGCCGCTTAATCTCACGCAGGGAAGACGCCTTGACCAAAGACGGCGCTGTGCCACAGACAACAACACCCTTCAGATCGGCCAGCGCGTCCTTTTGCACAAAAGGCAGATTAAGACTTGCCGCGTATTCAATGTTCATAGGAAGAAAGCCAACTTCAGGGTTGACCAGTTTCATGAAGTTGGGCTGTGTCATGATTACCTAAAATTAAAACCGAGCGGCACCGCCCTGTGCGGGTGCTTCTTGCGCCATATTTGCCCGCAACTGCGGCGCCATGTCAATCATCTTCTTGACCTGGGCCGGGCCATATGTGGACGGAAGCACCTCGCCTTCAAATAGCACGCGATAATACGTCTCATCATCAATATTACCCGCTGCATGTGCCCTGTCCAACTGCAACCAAGTGCGGTATTCCAGTGCCGCATCAACGAAGTCACGGTTCAACTTGACTTCAACGCCTTGAGGGTTGCGACCGTTCCACCGGACCCAGATTTTCAAAAGTTCTGTCAGGCCTTTCTCTGCACTGTCTACAATCTCATAAAGCAAGGAAGTTTCCCCCTTGCCCCGCATCTCTGCAACCTGATTGGATTCTCCCGCTGTGTTCTTGCGGTCAACCACGAGGCGAGCGCCTAGGCTCGCCATTTGCGATTCAAGTTGCGTGCAAGCAGATTCAAGATATTTAAGCCCCTCGCCACGGTATTCCAAAATACCGCAAGAGTTAGGCTGATCTACGAGCCAAACAGTATTAGGACCAACCCGGTATTCAGGCAATTCATCGCCAAGGTTCGGCGCAATCGCCCAATAGGTAGGCGTTGCAGTGTAGAACTGACCGTGAGCCAACTGCGCGCTACGCTGGAAGTGCAGGACGTTCAACTCAGCGATATCTAAGATAGGCGGGCGCTGCACCTTCATGCCTGTCTTCATAGGTCCGAAGCAAATGAAGGGCATCTCGCCTCGGAAGAAACCGCTGTCAGCCAGCATAGGAGACACTACGCTTCCAGGCTGGTAGGAAGTGCCGTTGTCCTTGTTCTTGACCGGGAGCCAAAGACGCTGGCGGTAGATACCCGTCTCGTCAAGATAGAGTTCTCGGTAGACGGTCACTTCCTCAGAGCCAAATCCAGTTTGGCTATCTACAAGGAAATCTTCTTTCAGCACGATTTGGTTAGCAACAAGGCGCCCGTTATCGTCGCGCATGTTGCGCCAGTTGGTAATATTCTCCGCCATGTAAGTGGTGAAGTAGGGCGTGCCTCCATTGGTAGGCGCGTCTACTAATGCACCTACGCGACCCATGCTTAGGATTTCACGGACAATGGCGCGAGCAAAAACAGTAAACGGTTGGTTATCGACGGTGCAAGTTTCAAGCTGAGGGCGCAGCACTTCAGCCCCGTTCAAGATGATTTCCGGTTCCTTGCGGAAGATCATACCAACAAGGCCGTTTAACGTGCGGGCGGAAGCGTTGAAGAACTGCGCCCGCTTCTTATACGCTTCATACTCCCCATAACTCATGCCTGAAAGCTGGGGTAGATACTTCTGGCCGCCTTCTCGGATAGCCTTGGCGCCCTTCAACACATCCCGGATCATCTGCCAGTCATCTTGGTTGGCGCTGTATTCCGGTGCAAGGTCAGTGACGGCCATGATGCAAATCCTGAAAAGCAATATAAGGTTGCAGGGGTAACGCTTTGGCGGGCAAGAAGTCAATGCAGCCTTGACTTTAACATGGGAGCGAGTGGATAAACAACGTTAGTAACGTTTTTTAGGAAGAATCTAATCATGTCAAGCGACAAGGCCGAGAAAGTGACGCCTATTCGCCCCGATATGAAGGTGCCGCGCAAGCAAAAGGCGCGCAAGTGGAAGTCTGGTGCAAATTGGGATGTTATTGAGCATTATTATAGGATTGGCTGGGCTTTAAGCGATTTGGCCCGCCTGCCTGAAGCCAAAGGCGTCACGTCACAAGCCATCTCTAATCGTATTCGGCGTTACAATTGGACGCGAAATTTAGAGCCTCGCGTAGCCGACGCTGCCCGCGCCATGATGGTCATGGGGATGGATGAAACCGGCAGGCCGTCGCCAGAGGCGTTATCCCTTCTGCGGGGCAACAAAGCCCGTGAAGATGAAGTGATTTTGTCCTCAGCCGCACAGATTGCGGAGCGTTTGACCACGACGCGCAAGCGGTCAAAGCGCCTTGATAGCATTATCGACCGCATTTCCAATCTGCTTGAGACTGAAATTGAACATTTGGAGGGGGAAGCACAGACTCGCGAAAACCCCGCTAGTGTCCGTGTGGAACTCAACCGCCTTACCAAGTCGATTGGCCAGCTTGTCACCGCCGTCTCCAAGGCCAACGAGGAAGAACGCAACGTTCATGACTTGCGCCGTCTCATGAAACCGAAGGAAGAAATCATGCCGATGATCGTGAAGAAGCGTGCCGTGCTTGATTCTGAGGAGGTATCTGAAGGCGACGAATGAACGCGATTAACAAACTGACGTGGGAGCCCAATCCTGTTTTAGCGGATCGGGCGACAAGCAACCTAGGCCTCATGCCCTGGCAGGCGCACGTCTATCTCCATCCATGCCGTTATCGCGTGGTAGTGGCAGGACGGCGAAGTGGCAAGACGTTCCTTTGTAAGCACGAGCTTTACCGTGCCGCCAATGCGGTTTCAAAAGGGCTTGTGGTTTATATTGCGCCTACTTTGAAGATGGCCAAGCAGATCATGTGGCGCGAGTTGATGGATAGCATTCCGCCTGAGATGATCTCTGAAATCAATCGCAGCGACATGTCGATTGTCTTGAAGAATACAGGCACTATGATTCGCCTCTTTGGCGCGGAAGTGCCTGACCGCCTGCGAGGTCTTTCGATTTCTTTTGCTATTTTTGACGAAGCCGCCGACATTACTGAAGTGATGTGGACTAAAATTGTTCGCCCTGCCTTGGCTGACCAACAAGGGGACGCTTTGTTCCTGGGCACACCTAAAGTCAGCGCCGGTAGCAAGTGGTTCTACGAAGCCTACTGCGACGGATTAGACCCTGGCAAGAAAAACTGGTTTAGTTATACCATTAAGACCGTAGATGCCGGGATTGTGCCTGCTTCAGAAATTGAAGAAGCCCGGCAAAGCATGAACCCCTATGAGTTCAGGACCGAGTTTGAAGCGTCGTTCGAGTCGCCTACCGGCAAGGTCTACCAGCCTTTCCAACGCAGCACGCATGTCATCTCCCATATTGATGATGACAAACGGTGTAACCTTCATCTTGGCTTGGACTTCAACCGCTTTCCGATGTCTGGCATCGTTATGGTTAAGTTCCTGAATGGAGAGGGCGAAGAGTGCTTCTGCGCTATTGACGAAATATTATTGCCGAACGCCACCATCCAACGCTATGCGGACATTCTTTCGGAACGCTTCAAAGGCAGGAATATTACAATCTACCCTGACGCCTCAGGTAACCAGCAGCATACCTCTGCGGGCGGCAATACGAACCATAGCGTCCTGCGAGGCATGGGTTTCAAACTTGTTATGCCACGCAAGAACCCACTTGTCAGTGACCGTATCAATATCGTGAACGGCGCCTTTCTATCAGCCGCCGGTAAGCCCCGGCTGTTTGTCCATCCGCGCTGCAAGGAACTGATTACGTCTTTGGAGAGCCTTGGCTTTGATGATAACGGCAACGTCGCCAAGGTCGCACAAGGCAAATACACTCACTTGCCTGACGCCCTTGGCTACGCAGTTATGAACTTGTTGCCAATCATTCGGCGCCGGGTGGGTTCTGGCGTCGTTAAGATGGCGGGGGGTTATTAGAAATCCGGCAGATCAAACAAAAGAACAAAGTCCCGCAACTCCCGCCCGCTCATACCGAACTTCTCCGCCAAGGCTTTTTCGCCTCTCGCTTCTTCAACCATGGCAACCCACTGAGCCTTGATATTTGACCGCCGGATAAGGGCCGCAAGCAAGTCTAGGTCCATGCGTGAAAGCGTCTTGGCTTGTTGCTGGTAGTCCTCCCACGCCTCTACGGCATAGGGGAACAAGGGCCGGATGATATCAAGAATAGCATCCGCGTAGTCCCTAATCTCCTTTTGCGCGTGGCTGTCCGTCCTGAGCGTCAGGAAGTGCAAAAGGTTATGAAGGTCGATCTTCCAGTAAAGCGAAGAGTATGCCGTCAAGGGCAAGGTGATGCGAGCAAGCTCCCGCGCCAAGTCCTCGCCAAGTAGTGCCTTGTAAGACGCGAACGAATATTCGTTATTTGTCTCAATGACATTGCGAATATTCTTTTGCTTGTGCGGCGAAAACTCGCCTTCCCGCCCTTGCTTGTTGTCTAGCGACTGTGGTGCTAGGTCGCCCAAAGCAGGGGAGAAAAACATCTCACGGATTTCGCTATAGCGGCCAGATTCTTCATTAATCGATGCCATACGATGTCGCAGTAATTGGCGCAGCACGAAGATCGGAGCGCGGATGTGCAACTTGACTTCGCACATTTCCAGCGGGCTGGTATGCTTATGGCGCATAAGATAGCGGATAAGCGCCCGGTCAGTCCGCGTTGCCTTG